GTTAGGCTTAATCACGGAGTCTGAGGGAAGAAGGTCCCTCAGCCCTTCCATTTTTGGAAGGTAAAGATGGTGCTTGTGTACCACCTTGTCCGTGCGATCTGATCGCACGTACCGATGTCCGGTCGTACCAGACATCAGGGAGGACATTCTATACATGACCTCCCTCGCGTTGCGAGACTTATCCGCAACGACTCTCGCCAGGAAAGCTGGAGAGTGGGGCATAGCCCCATCACCCCCAATCTCAATGGGGATGTACGGACTTATGCAGTCCGGCTCCTGCGGCACTAAAATGTGCTGCAGGAGAGACGCGCGAGTAAAGTACTTGCGCGCCTTTGGATTGACATTGTCAACCCAACGCGACTCCTTCCCTAGGAGCGCGAACCTACCCGAGTTGCTCATCGAGTAGGCATCTACCTCAGATATCTGGGGTAGCAGGAGCCTAAACCTTGGGTAATCCAAGTATGATAGCTCCTCACCACGTCTCATCTGGACGTGGTTAGAGGACGAGGCCCTTTGTGGCACCAGCGTCCCCTCCTCGCAATAAAATGCGAGGTGACACGATATATACGTGTCCTCTTCAGACACTTTGAAAATGGTCTGAAGATTGTCGATCTGTGTCGACAATTGATGAACTGAGGCGCTCAGCGCTATTTCATCATCACCTACAAGGCTGTATACTTGTAGGCGGCTCATGCGGCAAATTGCGTCATGAGCGATGGTGAGAATGACTTTCGTCATCATATCACCCATCATCCAGCCTCTTCGTCTGGATACCAACTGGTAGTTGCCCAGTTGGTCGGGAACAAAGAAAAATCTGTTCCCGTTGTACAGGGTCTTGCCCAGTACAGCCAGTGCACGAGGAAATCCTTCGTGCACTGATGACAGTTTTATCAAAAACTGCCATATCTGGCTGCTGACAGTCAGATTTCCGAAGTCTGTCGCCTCGGAAAGATCCGTGCTCAATGCATAGATCGTAGCACCTTCAGGTAGGTGCTGCCACTCCGCTGATTGCGGATTGAGGACCTTTTGCACAAACCGCCATAAATGGCGGTCTGCTTTAAGTCCTGACTTTACATGTTTGTGTTGTAAAGTCGCCTGGTACATGTGTGCCAGGACGCCCATTATAACTTGATAGGCGTAAGGCGCGACTGTTATCGTGCGCGCCTTGGAGGGTTCTACGACACTGTGAACCCTCACGCACCTCACGTATGTGGGGTGGTGCAGGGCCGTTTGTACGGCCCAGCTCAGGACATCCATTGGTGTCCTGACCGGCCGAGGCTCAATGGCGCTCGGCTCGAGCGTTTCCATGTCATATGTGAAACGCAGGACACGCTTCTTAGCAAGCGTGTCTCGGAGGAAAGCCGTCTTTCCCCCCTTGCCTCGGGAACTTTCGAGGCAAGCAGTCGTACCAACAGATACGACTGCGTTAACACCCATTGTGTTAACGGCCATCCTGGTTGCATCCAGGAGGTACGGTTCAGGAATTAATACCCTGTCAGAGGGCTCCTGAACTGTTCTCTTGAACTTCTCAAGAGAATTGCGGATCATTACATGATCCGCCATGCCCGTCGCCCTGGTTTGACACCAGGTCAAGACGTAGCGTCCCAGCTCAGCTGGTGACTCGAACCCTACCTTTGATCGGTAGAGGTCGTAATATGGCACCATGTGTGCCATAGGCCGGTAGGTATCAATCCTGCCGGTAAGGGCAAAAGACTTTCTCATGCCCTTCTTCAGACTTTTGAAGTCTGACTGGAATTGTGCGTAATTGTTCGCACAATTCTCTAACGCCCAACGCGTTAGACGATCAACCTGAGCTTCGCTCGGGTTGTCCGACGTACAATAGTACGCGAGCACCGCCGCAGTGGCGGTGTGGAACCAGGATCTAACCTGGTTCAGTCGACCAGCGTCCAAACGCTGGCGTAGTCTTCTTTTGAAGACTTGGGATACCTTTACATAAAGGTTCCTCAGCAGCACTTGCTGCTGGTCCCTTGGACACAAATCCGAGAGAAACGTGGGGGCTCTGCGAGTCCCCAGGAAACGTTCTAAGAAGAACGGTTGAATGCGACGTTCAAACACATCGCATACACTTCTGTTTTCACAGAAGTAGTCCTCGAGTCTTTGCTCGAGCGTGGAGCTTGGCTCCACGAGGATTCTGGGCCCCACCCTGCCGATAGTCGGTAAAGGGGGTGCCCAGCGATACGTCATCA